AGCGCGCGGATCGACCAGGGAGATTTCGGTCTTGGAGCCGCCGTCGTCCTGTTCGAACCGCACGGTCTCGATCAGCATGTCCTGGGTGACGGCGAGCGCGGCCGAATTGACATGGACGAGGCGGCCCGGTTCCCACAATGCCCCGGCGTCGTCGCGAAAACCCTGCACGGTCACCCGCGCCGTCAGGCTTCGCCCGGCGGCCCGGTCGCGATGGGTCTTGGCGCGCTTCTTGGCGCGATCGGCGTCGATATCTTCCTCCACCACGATGATGGCGGGCCGCCAGCGCGGCACGGTTTCGTCCCGCGCCACGGCCTCGATGTCCATGGCGTCGAGCGAGGTGCCCAGCGCGCGTTGCCCGCGCACCGCGTAATGCGAATGCCGACCGCGCCAGTCGTGCTCGGCCTCGGCATGCAGCATGTTGCGGCCCTCCTCCAGCGCGCCGGCGTGGCGGGCGGGCTTTTCCGCGTTCCACAGCTTCACGCCGCCATTGGCGGCCCCCACCAGCGCGATGTGTTGGGGGCGCGCGTAGCGCTCCAGAAATTGAAAGACGGTCTCGCCCGGGCGCAGCTGCGCAACCGGGATGGGGTCGAGCTTGGCATCGGACGTAAAGCCGCAGCGGGCCTTGTCGAGCGCCTGCGCGATCTGCAACAGGGTCTTTTTTTCGAAGCGCCCGGTCTTGTGGGCGGCGGCGCCGTCGATGATGTCCTGGCTTTTGCCGCGCCCCTCGATCGAGACGTCCGCTTCGCTTGGCCCGATGCGCGGGCTGTAGCGGTCGACATAGCCGGTGCAGAGCACCGTGCCGTTGGCCGAAATGATGATCGGCGTCCCGGCTTTGAAGATCATGGCGGTCGCGGCCTTGCCGGGCTCGAACGCCGCCTCGATCAGAAAGGACCGCGCCGCCTCCGACACGCTGGCCGAGACCGTGACGCGCACGAAGGCGGACCAGACCATGCCGCCGGCCTGGATGGTGACGCGCTCCGGCCCCATCAGGCGCGCAACGCCTCGAAGCGCAGCGGCATGAAGCCCGCGTGATGCACGCTATTGCGGTTGACGAGGTCGAGGGCGGCGTCGGCGGAGCCGTAGAGGCGCTGCGCCCACCACAGCGCCGGCATGCTGGCCGTGCTGGTCACGGTGACGACGGGGCGTAGATCGGCGATGGCGCTCGACAGATATTCCACCACTCGGCCGCGCAGGGCATCGGTGGCGCTTGCGATTTCAATGTCGGACCCGTCCAAGCATTCGGCGAGCACGGTCCCGAAGCGCGTGGCGGCGTCGGCGCGCGCGGTCACCCCTTCGGCGCGCGATGCGAAGTCGGCCAGCGCCAGGGCGTCGGCATAGGCCGCGAGCCAGCCGGCCCGCGCCACCCGGTCGAGCAGCCGGGCGTTGTCCGCCTGGGCCGCGGCGATCGGCGTCAAGCCGGCGGGCACGGGTGCGAGGTCCATGCCGTCCAGCGCCTGGCCGAACACCGCGACGGCGCGCGGCGGATCCATGGCGCCGGCCAGATCGCGGGCGGCGGTCACGAGGCGGTCGCCAAAATCGACGTCGCCGCCGCTGTCGCGGGCGATGAGGGCCGGCACGTCGCCATAAAGCGCGCCCAGCGTGTCGCGCAGCGTCGCGGACGCGGCGGGGTCCAGGGTCTCGGAGACGCGCATGGCCTCGATGGCGGCAACCGCCGTTTCGGCCCGGTCCTGCGCCGCCAGCGTCACGCCGCCGGGCAACCCGGCCAGCCGCAGCCGGGAAACGAGGCCGCCGGCCACCTGGGCCAGCAGGTCACCGGCCGCGTGGACGGCCGAGGCGAGCGCCGTGACGCCGATAAAGGCCGAGGCCGCGCCTTCGGCCAGAAAATGCACGTCGAAACCAATATAGCCCAGCGAATCGCGCTCCAGCCTGCGCTCAAAGTTTTTCACCCGGGCGGTGACCGGGCCCCGGCCGGGCAGGACCAGCGTGCCGGCCCCGGCGGCGCGCAGCACCTTCTCCAGCGCGGAGGCCTGCGCGAGCGTGCTGTCGCTCGCCACATAGGCGGTGACCGGAAACTCGCGCTTGCATTCGCCCAGGTCCTCGAGGAACGGTGTGTCGCGCATGGGGAATTCGTGCACGACGATGCGCCGACCGCCGCCATGGCCTTCGCGCTCGACATGAAACGGCACGCCCCGAAACGAGGCGGGCCAAAGGGCGCCGGGAAAGTCGACCATCAGGACCCGTCAGCCATCAGTTGCGCCCGAAGCGGCCGGGCGACGAAAACGAATTCTGGTCCGGCATGGATTTGCCGGTCGAGCCGGGGCCGGACGCATTGACCGCGACCTGATCGGAGCGCAACGGCACCCGCGCGCGCTCGGTCTGTGCCGCGATCTGGCGAAGCTGCGCGGCGGAGGCCGTGGACTCTGTGATCTTGCTGATCAGATCGGGAGACGGGGACACCTGGACGTCCAATTTGATGGTGGTTTCGCCCGTGACGGTCACGCTCGAATTCACATTAGCCTCGCCGGAGACGGCGGCATTGACCTCGATCCGCTGCGCCTCATGGCTGGCCTGGCCCTCATGCGGCCATGTTCCGGGCGGATCGGGCGGCCGAGCCGCGCGTATGGGCCAGGATGAGCCAATGAAATCCGGCGGCGGCGGAGGCGGCGGCAAAAGCGGCACGTCCGGACTCGTTTCGGGGTCGGCGACAAAATTCATTGATCGGCCGTTTCGGACCCACCGGCCTGGCCCGTGAGGCGCGCCGGGCCCGTGCCGGCCGGCATTGCGCGGGTTGCCTTTTGGGCCAAAATTGTCGAGCGCGTAAATGGTGCCGGCGACCAGCCCCAGACCCAAGCCGGCTGTCGCCAGGATAGGCAAGGCGCCGCCGGCGACGCCGCCCAGCGCCGCCGCGCCCTCCCCGGCGGCAACGCCTTCTCCGACAGCCGCGCCGCCCGTCGCGACACCGCGCCAACCAAGCCATTTCAGCGCGGCATTGCCAGCCACGAGCGCGCCGGCCCCTCCCGCGACCAACCCCGCGCCAATTTCAGCCGAGCCATGCGAGGGGTTGGCCTTGGCGTCATCGGTCAGCGCGTGCAACCCCGCCGATACCCGGCCCAGATTTTCCGCCGCCGTCGTCATCAACGGATCGGCGGCTTGACCGATGAATGTCTTCAGGCTTTCACTGACGCCGAGCAATTGCGCCGAAGCGGACTCGGCAAGAATTTGCGCGCCTTTTTCGATTCCCGTGGCGTCGCCGTATTGTTTCGCTTTATTTTCAAACGCCACTCGTTGCACAATAAGCTTGCCGATAAGGTCGGCGGTGGTCGAATTGAACAGTTTTGGCAGCAAAGCGAGCTGATCTTCTTGCGAGGTAATGCCCGCTTTTGCCAGGGCCGGCTGCAGGACCTCATAGGTCCAGCGGTCAGGATCGGTTGCAAACAGGGAATCACCCTTGACCGCGTGCCGCACGCCGGCCTTGATCCCCTTGACTTCGCCGGTTTTGGTGTAATCCAGATTGTTCTCGTCGATCAGGCCGAGCCGCGCGAATTCCTTGGCCGCCGTGTGCAAATTCTGGAGCCCGCCGACCATGCGCTTATAGCCCTGGCCGATGGCGTTACCCGCCGACGAGCCTCCCATTTCCTGCGACAAGGACAGTCCAGTCGTCATCAAAAACCGATCGGACAAATTCGCGCCCGCAAGCTTCGAATATTTATTAAATTCGTAAATCTGTTCAGGATTGATCGTCTTGCCCATGACCTGAATGGCCCGGACATAACCATCGAGGAGTTTGTTGAAACGCTCCGGATTGGTCGCGCCGATATTTTCGGCGCCCTTGACCAGCAACGGCAAGCCTTCGGACGCCTGATGCGACGAATCAATGACGTCCAAGACGGCCTTGGCCTGGACAAGAGGCTCGATCACATGCGGAACTTCTTCCTTATGCGTCAGAACCGACCGGACTTCCTTTTGCAGATGCATGATGTCGGGGGCCGACACCATCGGATATTTTTTAGACAAGTCCAGGGACTGCGCCTGATAGGCCGCAATATCCTGAGCTGGAATGCCCGCCATTTTCATGGCGATCACTTGGTCCTGCGTCGTCGCTCCGGCCTTGAACGCTTTAATCCCAAAGCCGGCGGCGCCAGCGGCGAAAGGCGCGATATTGTTTCCGACAGCTTTCGCCGCGACGGAGGCTTGCGTGGCGGCCCGGCCCATGGCCTCGAACGCCCGGGACAGGCGGTCGATCCCGCTGGCGTGGCGGGCGGCGGCATCCACGGATCGGCCCAGCTTTTCCACCTTGCCGACCGCGTCCAGCGCGCCTCGGCTGGCGCCGGTCATGCTCCGACCAAGCGCCTTGTCAGCGCCAGCCGAGGCGCGATCGAAAGCCGCGATCTTTTTTTCGAGCGCCTCGATCTTGGCCGCCAGCGCGTCGATGACGACGCCGGTCTTGTCCTGCGCCGAAATGATCAGGCGGGATTCCAGAATACCGGCCATGTCAGTCCTTCAGCTTGATCGCGCCGCGCTTGACGCCGCGCGCGGTCCACCAGTCCAGTTCGGAAAAGCTCATGCCGCCGGCGTCGGCGATGGAGCACCATCCAAGGTCGATGGCGATGAGCTCGGCGCGGCGGGCCGCGACAACTCCCGCGCCGCCGCGAAAAAACCCAAAAGGGCCTCCTTGACGCGCATGGCGTCGGCAAGACCCAGATTATCCACCCAGGCCTTGTTGTCCGGCTCGACCACGCAGGCGGCCAGATAGCCGCGAATGGCCGCGTCGTTTTCGACCGTATAGAGCGAACCGCCGCGCGAGGCGACGCTTACCGGATCGCCATGGACCATGTAATCGGACAGCTTCGGCTCGCGCAGCACGACGCGCGTCACCTCGCCGCCAAGGCGGGGCTCCAGCAATTCCACCGTCACGGTTTTCATCTGTCGATCCTGGTTGGGCCCGGACCTTGAAAAAGGCGGGGGTTTTAAAAAGGGCAGGATTGCCCCCATCAGAAGGCGCGTTTTTGATAGCTGGGCGCGCGGATTTTTAGGCCTGTCACCTCGCCGGTTTCGCGGTCGATCACGGGAGCGCCCTCGAAGACCGCGAGCGCGAACATATGGGTCACGCCCGTCGCCTCCTCGACGATCGACATCGGGGCCGGCGGGGCCCGCAACAGGCCCTGCCAGTCGGCCCCCGTGTCCTCCAGCGATTTCAGGTCGCAGCCATAGCCGTCCGGCTTGATCTGCCGGGAGATCGAGCCGTCCATATAGGTCACCACGGTCACCGTGGCGTTGGACGGATCGATTGAAAAGGTGCCGCGCAGCCGCAGCGGATTGCCG